GCCTTGCTATCATACTTACCATCACGCAGATAGCTCCTGATATTCTGGACGATCACAGGATCCACGACACGAGTATGTTCGAATACCTTTGGATCTATATCACCCCGATCCATACCAACCAGCCGGGGGAGAGCCAGCTCAAGCGGCCCTCTGTTCCCCAGCATGGCTAGTAGATCGGGGAAAGTCAGTTTCCCGAGTCTTGCTTCTTTGCTGTGTGAATGATCTTGACCAGATCGTCAAGCTGCGCTGCGTCCTCGCCCAACTTGGACTCGATCATAGCCGCGATCTGCTCGTCAGCTATCTGGTACAGGTTATTATCAGCAAGGAATGCCTTGACAGCCTCAGTTGCCCGCTTCGCCTTGTCCACAGACTCCGGCTTTGCCCCTGCCGCAGCACGCTTAGCAGCCCATGCTTCCACGGATCGTACTGCACGACCAGCAGCATCAGACAAGATCTGCAACTGTGTCTGATCGACCTTCAGCCCAATCCACTTGAAGAACTTAGCCATAAGCACAAGCAGCAAAAGGCCTGCAATCGTACCAAGCACCGGAGCTACAACAGATACAGACGACGTCCAAACGAGCGTGAATACTTCTTGCATGAGACACTACCCTTCTAACCGTAGAGCCGTCGTTTCTTCGAAGTGCTCTCACCGGACTTCTTCTTTTTCTTCTGCTCATCTGAGGCAACGTTGATCGTAATTTGCTTCACTCCCTCAGGCAAATCGATGTTGACATGCTCGCCCTGTTTCCTCTTAGCCATGCTCACCCCCTCTCCCACAGTTAACATCTGCCCTATACACCCTAGCGGAACTGCACTACCTGAGACCATAGCAGTGAAGTCCCTGTTCAACGCTTGACGTGCATTGTTGAACGCACGGAACTTGATTTTCTTCCTACTACGTGAATCCGCCGGCTTCCCCTGCATGTTAGGCAAGCCGCTCACACGCTTGGTCGGCTTCGTACGATGGCTTGAGAATACGCCAAGACGAGCTATCCGAACGTCTTGCCCCAGTATAAGCTGGCGTAGTAGCTCCTCACAGAACTCTTCCACAAGGAACTTGGCATCAGCAGAACCTATACCAAGCCTTCCAGCATATTCAGTAATGAACTCAGTATAGTTCACTCTACTACTTCCTTTTTATCATCTTCGTCATCGTCAGTCTCCGGTGGGAGTAGGTCCATATCATCCTCTGAACGAACAGAACTCGATTCTCGGAGAGGCTTCTTAGATGCCAACGCACTCTCCTGCCACCATGTACGTTCACTTTCAGTAATTTCATTGTGGTAGTACTTCAGCGCCCTACCACTTGAGCACTTCGCATCCTCTACCAGTTTATTAGCTCGGTTGAGTCGTGAGACCAGTTCACGCAGCAGTATCTTAGCCTCGCCAGGCAAGGACTCAAACTCGGGGCTCTCAAGGCCCGGCTGCGTGCCTACAGGCATACCCGTCTGCTCACTCGCCCCCGGCAATGGCGGCGGTGGAGTAGGTGTGCCAGCACTCGACAGTGGTTCTCCTGGCATCGGCTCTTGACCTGCACCAGCCTGTGGTCCTGTACCACCCATCATCAGTTCTTCAATGAGCCCCTCAGCCAACTTACCATACTGCTTCAGTACGTAACGTACCCAGATCTGCATGTTGAAGCCAACCTGTTGTCCCATGTTAAGCAGACGATCAATGATGTCGATACGGATCTCTATCAACTGCTGCCGATGCAACTCATCTAGGTAGGACACCGGCGCCATGGCTACCGTAAACTTGTTCTCTTCAGCTGTTGGATCAATCCCTTGGAACGACAGATTGAGCTGCAGGATCCTGTGAATCCCCAACAGGAAGTACTTCTGCAGCTTCGCTGGAATTCGTGCGTATCGACTGTCTTGCTGAGCTAACTTCTGCTTCGGGTCGTGCGGTTGTGCGCCCTCAATCGAGTAACCAAAGTACGAAGGGATGATGCGAGCAGCAGCATGGTACCGCGCAAGGTACCAATGCAGGTTCGTCGCATCATTTGCATTGTTGGAACCACGTAGCCGCTCGATCTTCGTCTCACGCCCTTTGACCTGTGGTACGATAAGGTCCTCATTAACCGTATACGGGTTCCAGTCCTCACGCAACTGACCTGTAGTAGGATCATAGTACTTGTGCTTCTTCATACCAACGCGGAAGCGTTCCAAATAATCTGATTCCTCCTGGTCAGTCAAACCCGTACAGTCTACATAGAAGACATCACGATCAGGATGTCTTTGCATCCGATAAACCACATCGCCATCCTCAGCCAACCGAAGACGACGGTATGGCCGACGTGTAGACAGTAGCATGGTTGTGCCATACAGCGCCGATAGCGCGCCAAAGATACGAAAATGCACTACTTCCCATGGCTGTGTGTTTGGCTCTTGGGCACCGTAGGCACCATCACCAATATGGAACCCTACTAACTGGCCAGTCTCCAACTCCTCGAACCTACGGAATCGTTTAGGATGATGGAACCGCATGAGATTCACACCCTCACCTGGCTCCCAGTAGAGTTCGATCGGGAAGTCACCGTACTTAGCAAGGGAGCGAGCGATCAAGAATGCATACTCCTCGATCTGGATACGCTCTAAGCAGTCCTCGCACAACTTACGGATATCCTCGCTGCAGTCCTCAATCCACAGCACACGCTGTGTAGCAGGATCTATGGCTGTGGCATCCTCAGCATAGGTGTCGAGTGTGGCGCCTGGCAGGTCGTCTGAATCCATGCCATCTACTTCATCGTAGACTTCCATACGCGTCTTGCCCAGACGCATACGCTCGCCATAGAACGAGTAAGTATTTTGGCTGTCGTCACCAGTATGCGCAGCACCATGAGATGTACGTGCTTTGTCTTTGTCCTGTCTCTTACGCATGTATGGCTTTGGCTGCCCGTACAACACACGAGTAACCAGGTTGTAGATTCGAGTACCAATACCCTGTCGGGGTCGAGTCTCTTCGGTCATCTGATCCGGCATACTATCCTCCCACTGTCATAGCTAGAATATTCGACGGACCCCCAATAGGCATTTGCTGATGCAACTTCTCCTTATTGACTCTACGACGTGCAGGTACGTGGCCATACACGGAACCGCAGACCCCATCACTAACATCCTTCGAACCATTGAATGGCTTGTACACCTTCTGCATTGTGATGTCACGTTCAAGGTGGCGAAGCTCTGTCTCAAGCGTCGGGTACGGATATGTCTTGATCCAACCAGCCTCGTAGATGTCCCGGAGGTTCAGGTATGGATCCTCAGACTCGTCCATAGACACGAACTCGCATTCAATGCCTGCCTTACGAAGCAGGATCATTGAATGACGAGACTGGTACTTATCGAAAGACGCAAGCTGGATATTGAAACCATTACCGTTCAACCAGATGATGAAGTCCACAATCTTATCAAGATCGATCTGGTCACCCTTCTGCTTAGGTGGTGGGTCAATGCGCAAGCAGAAGTCCAAGTAGATCACTGGCTTTCCGCCATCCTCAATCATGTGTGTACAGGCCATACCAGCAGAGCACTCAGTAGACGCAAGGTCTATGTGAATGATCCTCGGGATCCTTGGGTGTATCCTTGGCTCCAACCTGTTGGAGTTCACCCGGAACATCACGTCCTTCAATACGGCATCCTGCAGCTTGAATGGTGAGTATGTAGATAACACAACCCACTCAGATGAGAATGGGTGACGTAAGTTCTCATCATGCGCCCGAGTGATTGACTCAGGCATACGGAACAGGACCGATGCAGCTACCGTAGCCCGACCAGCGATGTTCCGGATAAAGTCTTCTAGGTTATTATCAGCATCGACACGGTGTTCCTCAGGAGCTTCGATGACATTGGCTGTCTCGTACTGCTCCACCTCACCATAGTCGAGTATCCGTGGTGTACCCGTAGAGTCTCCGCAGAAAATGTAGAACTTCTTGCCAGAGTATGTTCCTGGTGGCTGCACATCCCAGATTGCACGGCTGATTACACAGACACCTTCCTCGTGGCCATGCTCTGCTATATGCTGCTCCAGGAAGTCCGTCTGAGCACGACGTTGCGACAGGAGTGCCATGAAGTATGGGGCAGCAGTACCAGGAGATGAAATGAACTGGTTCCGGAGACGACCACGGATGGCGCCATACAACCGCTGCGCCTGGCCAAGGGACTCCTGAGCTATGGCCATCTTCTGCTTGTTCGTTGCCTGCTTCATGAAGTTGACCTCATCAAGC